TCCTGCAGAACATACGCCGAAAGGCCGCTTCCGGATACCTTGCGTTCCGCTATCCGTTTCAGCACGCTTGCCGGATCGGGAGTCTTTTTATCGCTTCTCTTATAGAGCACTTTAGGCGCGTACCAGGTGAATCTCTTCGTTGCTTCGTCATAGGTAACTTTGTCAACCGATACGGTGATTATGTCCCCCACGTTCGCCTTTATTTTTGTTACGTAGGTTTCGCCGATCGCCGTATATGACTTCCCGGTTTCCGCCCCTACTTCGCAGGTGAAAGTAATGAAACCATTTTTCTTTTCATTTACCTTTGCCACCCTGGCGTCGACGACGGCCTGCCGTTTCCACTTCATGATCGCCTTTCTCCCGCCGGCATTCAACTTCATGCCTGCGGCTTTCACCATGGCCCCCTCCCGCGTCATCACCTTTTTTATTGCTTCGATGATTTTAGCGCCGCCATCAGCCGCCAAAAACTTTACCGGATGCATATGCGAAGTCGCTTTTATCGCACCCATTACCTTTCTACGCTCGACAAGCGTCATATTGCGCACGTCGTTACCCTCCATTACTGCAACGTCAAAGGGCTTGTAGCGCAAATGATAGTCCTCATACGGCCCCTTTGATTGCAGATATGCAGACACATCTGCATGGGTACCCCTCTTTTTTCCCGTATATTTGACCATTTCTCCGTGCAGAATGAAATTATCGGCTTTCATTTTTTCAACATCTGCAACGAGACCGGGAAATTTTTTGGTATGCTCGCTCATGACATCGGTGATGATTTTAACTCTTCCCGAACGCTTGATAAGCACCATGAAAACACCATCATATTTGGGCTCGACATGGTGTACGCCTGTCAAGTTTTCAAATCCGCTAAGTTCAAAGAATTCATTGTTTTGCGCTCCGGACTTAAAGGGCTTTATAGGCTGTGAACATTCGGCGATCACTTTCTTCCAGTCCACTACGCCGATGCTTCCAGCATTCCCGCCGGCGTCACCGTTATCTCCGGTTCCACCGTCATCTTTGGTATCATCGTCATCGTCTCCTCCACTTCCTGTTCCTCCGTTTTTTCCGCCATTTCCATCACCTCCATTCGAATAATTCGCAATGACCGCATCCATCAATGCCATTTCATACGCCTGATCAACCGTTTCGCATGCATATGCCATTTCAAGCGCAGCCGGCGTCTGCGGTATGTCTTCCACACTCAACAAACCTTTCGTTTTCGGGTATGCCCCGGCGAAGACCATCGACACCTCCATACTCATCATTCCTTTCGGATACCAGTAGCATGTCACCCCGTCGTATACCGTGCCGAGTTCGTGTTTGCATTTCATCCGTTTCAGGGTCACGCCTAGAAAACCGGAAATCATCATCTCCTTGTCGCATATCGAACAATGCGCCGTTTTGAACCGATACGAAACAGACCCCTCCGCATCGATTCCGCCATCGATTCGCGCAGCCCGTCTTTCTCCACCGTCGGCAAGAAGAAAGTAATACGACACCAGTATCACTTTTCCCTTGTACCCTGCAACATCACTCAATATCTGAACGTCATAAATCCTTCCCCAGGGCGTCTTGTCCAGCCGATGCCCTTCCATCATCGGACAGCCGGCAAGCGTTTCGGCGATCTCGCTCAAAATGTTCACCGTTTCCCCGTTCGCACACTTTTTTCCTTCCGGATGTACGGATAATTTCGTTGTCGGTTCCTCGCCAAGGATATACATTCTCCGGGTGAAGATCTCCTCTTTCTTCAACGGTTTCAACGGGCCGTTTTTGGTCATGCCGTTTATCTTTTCAATATCCGCATCCGTGACGTCGTTTTTTCCGTTCGCCATACTGCTTACAAAGTACCGTTGTCTTAAATTCATGGCTATACCAACCCCCGTTTAAAAAGGAAACCATCGTGTCTGTACAAAAACCGGAACAACTTTTCCGAAATATATTTTCCCGTCCGCAGCAATCCATTTTGCGCGAAACAGCCATCTTCCAACCTTATCAAGCACCGTGTCGGCCACGTCATAATACATCATCGTTGTTTCGTACAACGTTGCATCAACTTCGTTTTCCGTCGATTCATTCGGTTTTCGATAAATCATTTTCAACGTTGCCGTCGTTATGTCCTCGCCGACGTCAAGAATAATCTTCAAATCCTGCCCAACAACAACAATGTTCTCCATCATTCCCTTCCACTTCCGCGTTTTATTGCAATTACCCCGTCCGAACACCCTGTAATGCCGATTGTTCCGGCGCTATCCCCAACAATTCCACTTTTTTCACCAATGTGCAGCAGCGACCGGGCTTTTATGTCGGTATTTTCGGGAAGAAACGTATATTCGTCAATTATTTCGCCGTAATCCCTCATCCGGTAAAATTTTCCATAGGTCTCATTGACGCCAAAAAGCTCATAATCCCTTGAATGCGCAATTGAATGAATCAGCGTTCCCGCCATTGTCTTTCCAATTCTCCAGGTCACCCCGTTATCATACGACATGACCATCGTATCGCTGCAGGCAATAATGATATCCTTTTCTGCCCTTCCCGAAAACACCCCGTCCATGAAATATTTATACGGCACCAATTCTACGCCGACGCCCCAGGTCTCCCCGCGGTCAACCGACGTGACACACGTTTCATCAGTAAACGCAATCAGCACATTCCCGTTTACCAGCACCTTGGTAATCGCCGCGAGGCCGGTCGCGACTTCGTGAGGCGTCCAGTCGCCCTCGTCGGCCCAGAATACCGCCCCTTCATCATGCACAATGACAAACCGGGCAGGCGTCGCCCCTTCGCCCGGATAACGGATGATTTCGATCGGCCCCCCGGTCGCCCCCGTGTTGTATTCCCATACCTCCGTCCAGCTTCCGCCAAAATCAATTGACAAATACAATTTGTTGTTGGTGGCCGCATAAATCATGTCGGTTTGCACCGGCAAAAAACAGTAATACGTCCTGCTTGTCGGAAACGCCGCCCAGGTCTCCCCCCGGTTGACCGATACATACGCCATTTCCGGGGTCGCACCATCAAAGACCAGTATTATCAAGGGGTTGAACGACCCATAGAGCGTTGCTTTTGTAAAGTATTGCCCCGGATCGTTATGCACCTCCACCCATGTCGCGGTATCTTCCCGCAATTTGTAAAAGTAAAGATCATCCGTTCCGGAAAAATCCATCGCGCAGGCAAATATCCTTCTTTCGAAAACGACGTTCATCGCGGCCTTGTCCCTCCGGTCAATGTCGGGCTCGTCCTTGTCCTCGTCCGCTCCTTTACCGCCCTATTCTGTATCGCCCCGCCCGCCTCAAGCGCAACTCCTTTTATCGCATGCGCCCTGAATGCATCATTTCCCTTCGTCTGGTACAAATCTGCAAGATCGCGCCATTGTCTCGACAGCGTGTCCGCCGTCGCCGTCCGCGTCTTCAGTTCCTTTATCGCCATCGAAAGGCAAATTATGGCAAGCGCATAATAATTTGCCGCAGAAACAATGCTTGCATTTTCAATTACGTCCGGATTGTCCAGCCGGTCGTACATAAAGGTTTCCGCCTCGATGATCGCCCTTTCGATGAGGGCGTCGGTCACTGTTTCGGTTCCGGTCCGGTAATCGACAAACACTTCCGCTCCCTCCGGTATCGTTGTGCCGCCGATTCTCCGTATCGTTCCATCATCGTAATTCACCCGGTAATCAATATCCTTCATCGTTACCTCATAGGCTACATACCAAACGTACACCGATGCACCGCTTACGATCGTTGATCCTGTCGACGCCCTTCTTATCGTTCCGCTCGTGTAATCAACGATATAATCCCGGTTTTCGACATAAACTGTCGTCATGATCGCATCGGACGCCACTACCAGTTCATCTTTTACCAGAAAAGGATAAACCACCGTTTCAACTGAGCCGGTCAATATTATCGTTGTCACGTCAGGCGTTTCGGTTCTCTGTATTTTCACCACTTCCGAATTTTCACCAATATTTGTTCCGGGCAATTGCGATTCATTCAGCCCGTTCAATATTACGCTACAATCAAACACATCGGGGATCGTAACGTCAAGCCCCTGCAAATGCGCCTTGATGACGTCGGAATCAGTCCATTTACCGCAATATTTCATTAGTACCTACCTTAAACAGGATTTCGCTGTTTTCCACAATACATTGCCCTGTAGCCGGTTCCTGTCAATGCAGCCACCGCAACAAACACCCCATTTCCATAACAAACATTTTTCCATCTTCTTTCTATCGGCACTTTTTTTGCAGTCCAGTTTATTCCATCCGGTGAAATCATCAACCTCGATCCATCTCCCAAATCTGCCACCGCTACAAAAAAACCTTCTGCATAACATACTCCCCACCAATCACCGTCATTTGCAGCTGCCCTCAACGTCCAGTTTATTCCGTCGGGGGAAGTCATTACCCCATTTCCACCCGCATCTTCCGCAACAGCTACAAATAGCCCATTACCATAACAAATATCCCTCCAACCATAATCTTCCGCCGACGCCCGTATCGTCCACGTTATACCGTCATCCGACGTCATTACCCTATTCCCTGTTCCACTGCTCGCTACAGCAACGAATAGTCCATTGCCGTAACAAACACTTCTCCAGTTATTATCAGCCGCCGACGTCCTTGTCGCCCACGTGATGCCATCGGACGACGTCATTACCCGGTTCCCTGTTCCACTGCTCGCTACAGCAACAAATTTTCCACCTCCGGCGAAAAAACGACCATAACAGACGCCAAACCAGTCATTGTTCGCAGCTGAAACCCGCGTTGTCCAGTTTATTCCATCAACCGACGTCATTACCCTGTTCCCGGTTCCTGTGTCGGCAACAGCAACAAAAAGCCCGTTCCCATAGCATACCTTATTCCATTGTTCCGCTATCGTGGTTCCAAAAGTCCAGTTTTTTCCATCACAACTAACCATTGCGCAGCTCGTGTCTGCATCTCTCGCTACTGCTACAAAAAGTCCATTCCCATAGCAAACACCATAAAAATTCTTATCTCCCGGCGTCGCCGCTTCTATCCACGATTCAAGTATATAAACCGGTTTCTCCCACTCAAGATATGCAACGGCCCTTTTAACCAACAACTCAAGTTCGGTGTTCATCCCGATGACTTCATCATTTTTTTCATTCGCCCCACAGATCAGTATCTTATTGTCGGTGGCTGTAATCGATACGGCTACAAAAGTCCCATTTCCATAGACAACCGCATACAGCTCCTGAGTACTACCGGTAACTCTACTGGTCCAGTTTATTCCATCAGGCGACGCCATCAAACGATTTCCGGTTCCCGTAGTCGACGTCGCAACAAAATACCCTTTTCCGTAACAGAGTCCCCTCCAGTCGTTACTTGCAGCAGCAGCCCTCCCCGTCCAGGTTATCCCATCTGTTGACGTCATTACCAGATTTCCCGTTCCATCACCCACTACGACAAAGAGACCGTTGCCATAGCAAATACTCCTCCAGTTGTTGTCGCTCGCCGACGTTCTCGCAGTCCAGGTAATTCCGTCAGGCGACGTCATTACCCGATTCCCGGTTCCACTGCTCGCCACCGCCACGAAAAGCCCATTTCCATAGCATACATCAATCCATAAATTATTTTCTGCCGATGATCGTATTGTCCATGTTTCACCATCTTCCGACGTCATTACCCGGTTTCCGGTACCGCTCGAAGCGACCGCAACAAACAGCCCATTTCCATAACATACACCATACCAGTCATTATCTTCAGCTGACGATTTTGTCGACCAGGTAATTCCATCGGGAGAAGTCATCACCCGGTTCCCGGTTCCCGATGAAGCAACCGCCACAAAAAGACCATTTCCATAACATATGCCCTGCCAGTTGTTATCAACAGGTGAAGCCCGTAAAGTCCAGTTTATTCCATCGGGCGACGTCATCACCCGGGTTCCGGTTCCTGTTACCGCTACAGCAACGAATAGTCCATTGCCGTAACAAACACTTCTCCAGTTATTATCGGCAGGAGCTATCTTCTCCTCCCAATAGTTCAGCAGCAGCGTCGGATTGTCATAATCAAGATATTTCAACGCCCTTTCAACAATAAAAGCAAGCTCGGTATTTACCCCCTCTATCTGTTCAACTCCTTTCTGACTGCCGGATACGGCTACCCGGTTTCCTGTTCCGCTTCCGGCAACCGCCACAAAAAGCCCGTTTCCAAAACAAACCGCATTCCAGTCATTTTCTTCAATTGCATAAGAAAACCATCTCACCGTATCGTCCGAATACATCACCCTATTCCCTGTCCCGCTATCGGCCACGGCAACATATTTTCCCTGCGCATAGCAAACCGCCTGCCAGTCATTATCGTAAAACGTTGTCCTCGTTGCCCACGTTATGCCATCTGCAGAAACCATAACCCGGTTTTCAACGCCGCTGTCAGCCACGGCAATAAAAAGACCGTTACCGTAACAAATACCTCTCCATGTATTGTCGGCAGCAGACACCCGGATTGTCCAGGTTATTCCATCAGGCGATGTCATCACCCGATTCCCGGTTCCCGATGAAGCGACAGCGACAAAAAGACCATTGCCGTAACACATGCTCCGCCATGCATTATTGGCTGCCGATACCCGTATCGTCCAGGTATCTCCATCAACTGAGGTCATCACCCGGTTTCCGGTACCGGTCGAAGCAACCGCAACAAATATTTCACTTCCATAACAAACCGACTCCCAATCATTATCGGCAGCCGACGCCTTTGTCGACCAGGTAATTCCATCGGGAGACGTCATCACCCGGTTCCCGGTTCCCGATCGTGCAACCGCCACAAACATCCCGTTGCCGTAGCAAACGCTTTTCCAGTCGTTATCTGCTGCCGACGTCCGTATTGTCCAGTTTATCCCGTCCGGCGAACTCATTACCCGGTTTCCGGTTCCCGTTTGTGCAACCGCCACAAACATTCCGTTTCCGTAGCACACCCCTTTCCATTCATTATCTGCAGCGGAAACCCCTTCCGTCCATTTTATTCCCGCATAATAATTCATGTCGTAATAACCAAGATATTTTAATGCGGAGATCACTTTTGACAGCATTTATCCCCCCAGTCCAAGATTTGGTATTTCCTGTCTCCCGGATACCTGTACCCTGTTTGCGGTAGTTGTCACAGAGCAGGCGACAAATACTCCGTTGCCGTAACAACAGTTTCTCCAGTCCTGGTCTATCGCGACGTCGCATTCAATCCAGTTTTGAAGATCCGTTGTTTTTAATACCTTGTTGTCTCCAACCCCTTCTCGTCCACTAACTGCAATAAAAATACCCTCTCCGTAGCAAATGCCTTTCAATAAGTAGTCTTTAACACCAGCTTCATATGGCACCTCTACAATTTCCCAAATAATCCCGTCGGCAGATTTCATTACCTGCTCATCATTTCCATCATAATTAACTGCCACAAAAAAACCGTTTGCATAACAAACAGAAAGCCATGTGTAATCTCCAGCCGATGTTCTTGCAGTCCAGGTAATCCCATCAGTCGATGTCATCACCCGGTTTCCTGTTCCGCTTCCGGCCACCGCAACAAAAAGACCGTTTCCAAAGCATACATTATACCATGCATTTGCCACCGCTTCTGTTCTCAATGTCCAGGTAATGCCGTCGGGCGACGTCATTACCCTGTCTCCCGCCCCGCTATTGGCCACTGCAACAAAAATTCCCGCTCCATAGCAAATACCATAAAAGGTAGCCGGGCTCACCGGATTTGTCTGTAGCGTCCATACCAACCCATCCTGGGAGGTCATTATTTCATTTGCTCCTGCCCCGCTTGCTACCGCAACAAAAAGTCCGTTTCCATAACAAACGTTTCTCCAGCTTTTCGCCGCCGCTGCCGTCCTTGCCGTCCAGTTATATCCATCCGGCGATGTCATTACCCTATGTGTTCCGCTCGGCGCTACTGCCACAAAAAGCCCGTTGCCATAACATATTCCTTGCCACGCGTTACTTTCTGCTGAAACTTTTACTACCCAGGTTTCTCCTTTCGGATTTTTAAACCCTTCCGGATACCCAAGAAACCGTAATGCGGAAATTATTTTTGACAGCATCATCTACTCCTTTTTTTCAACAATCTCATATCCGTGTTCCCTGGCTGCCTGTTTCACTTCCATAAAACCAAGTTTCATTTTCTTCTCCGTATTCTCCAGCCGTGTTTTTTCCGCCATCGCCATGTCCCTGGCGGCTATGTCGCGCGGCGGTTGCATCTCACGTGTTACTTTAACTTCTGCCAATCCGCACAATGCAAGATGCGTATTACATATCCAGTCAATAAAAGCAGCCCCCTCCATCTGCATCGTTTGCACCATCTGCATCAATACGTCAAACTGGGCCGCTACCCAGTTTCTTGTTGTCCCGAACTGTTTTCCCATAATCCATGGGAAAAGATGATAGGCGCTTATCAATTCTTCCTGGACGCTCTGCAGGTTCTGCTTCCATACAAAACCTTGTGAATTCTCACCCCCTACCGTTTTTATTTCAACGTCACCCCATGTGTAAATGTTGTCATCCGCAGCAAGTTCCGCCATTCCATCGACCGTGTCGCCAAAATAATTGTTACACCGCTCCGTGTAATCCTTCAGGTTTTCATCCTCCATTATTTCCGGTTGCGTTATTTTTATATGTAATCGCGGCGTCCCGGCGTTCGAAGAACTCAGCCGCATGTCGTTAAACATTTCATTGACAATCTGCATTAATTTCGTCGCCGCTTCTACCAGTGCAATTCCATAGGGATTTTCACTATCAGAATCAAGTCCATAGTAATAAAAGGTATTTTTATTTTGCTCAACTGCTTCGAAACCGTCCTCCGCATAATAAGCATCGTAAGTATCTTTTTCAAAATACACCTTGAATGCATCAAGGATTTTGAACTTTTCTATGCCGTTCAATCCAGGCATCAACTCAATCTTCCCTGCAAACCGTCCATACCTGAATATTCCGGTAAGCCATGCCGAAAGCAGTTTGTCAAAACCGTTTCCCTTCGATGTCTTTATAGGAAAAATTCGCTTCCCGAGCATTTCAATTTCTTTTGCCGCCATCTCTTTTTGTTTGTCGCTTCCGCCGGTATATACTATTCTTGCATTCGACATGCAGAGATTTTTCCATGTCCATACTGCCGATTTTCCCGCAGGTATGTAACGGGTAACCGCAGCAAAAAACTCTTTCAGATGTCGGGATCGATCGATAAGGGTATTGTTCTGCTCAACCTTTTTACCTGGCTTCTCCTCATAAATTGCAATCTCCCGCCCTCCCTTTTCATACTTGCTCTTATATTTCCTGAAGGCTGTTCTTGCAACCCTGTTTTCCCCTCTTTTTTTTTCCTCGTTTTTATTAAACGGCCACATTTTTCGATACCCCCCGTACTCCTGTTATCGCCGGTCTCGCTTTTTTTTCCTTGCGCCCGGCCTCTTTTCCGTCGGCAACCCACATCGCAAGGAATAATGCACAAACAAAATCCCAGATAATTCCATGCGTATTTTCCTGAAAATCCCTTACTTCATTTTCGGCAAGCCACACGGTTCCGTCTTTGGCTACGTGTTCAATATGCGGCAACCCCACGTTTCCATGCTCAAGTTCAGTGACTCCGTGTGTTATCAAATCCGCTTTCAATCGTTCGTTCAGTTTGATCATTACCGGGTTGATGCTCTGAATGTAGCTTCCCACTACATCCCCCACTCCGGTAAAATCGATCACTGTCGTTCCCGGCCATCGTTTATGTACCACCTTTATTTTCGCTTCAACCAATCGCCAGTATTCCGGATTCCTGTTATCAGCACTCTCCTGAAACCGTATACAATGCACTATCTGATGTGGTTTTGTGATGTCGATGATGACACATACACACCATGTAGAAGAACGGGCAAGATCCCATGCCTTGACATACAAATGTCCGGGAACCGGATTTTCAATTATTCCGGTCGCTATGTTTTTGGAATACTCTATCGCGTCGTCCGTCCATGCTCCGGCGTCGCTGGTCCACTCGGCAAGCACATTCTGGTTCAGCAGCCGCGTCGGCATGCTGTTCATTCTGGCTATCGCCTCGATCGGCAAAAATTTGTTATTCCTCGAATCCCCCTTCATCAAACACACCCCGCCATTGTCGGCAATCGCCTCCCATTTTTTCCAGAGGATATATGAATTCTTTTTTCCTCGTCGCGGAGTGGTCATTATATCGATGAACCCGTTCATATCCCATGTTCGTGGCTCAATTATTTTTTCGATCAACCCGGCAAGATCCGGTTGCAAATCCGCTTCATCGAAATTCGTCCAGTAATACGACCGGCCTTCCAGATATTTTCCCCCAAGCGTTGCATTCCTGAACCACCATACAACGTTATTCTTAAAGATGATGTGGGGAAAGGGGATATATTTCACCCCTGTTATCAACCATGAAAAATATTTTTTATCAAGTAGCCGTTCTTCAAATTTGTTCAGAATGATATTTGCCTGATCCTGTGAAATAGAGGTGTTCAGCAGGTGCACCTTTTTCCCTTTGAACCGTTTTGAAACCGGCTTGTAAAACGCCAGATACGCCCCCTTGAACATGCCACAGTCGCCTTTTCCCCACCGGTTGCCCGCACGAATGAAAGAATATCGCGTATACAACGAGTTTTTCAGCCATTTTTCCTGCTCTTCGTGCAAATCTTCCTCCAATAGCTCACGCACGAAGTACGTAATATCGTTAAAACCACGTAAAAGCATATCCTTTACACTCGGTTTTATGATGATTTCCATTAGTCCATCCCGCCAGTTTCGCCGAACAAATTTCCCTGCACCGCAATTTGTTTTATCGCCGGCAATGTCGTATCAACCGTCGGCATCGGTTTTTCATATATTTCCTTATTCTTTGCCGGATTCTGTACGTGTCCTTCTCCCATTTCCGCCCGTGTCACCGCATCAAGACCGGTTCGTATTCGCGCCCCGGTTATCTCTTCCAGCCCGTTCACAATGCCGTCCGGCCGGTCGCGCGATGTTATTATCCTCAACCCTGTTGTCTGTTTTATCTCTCCGGGTTCCCGCGTAAATTCCATCATGAATTCGAGTATCTGCGATTCCATCCCGTGGCCGTCTTTCAACCTGGCCTGCAGTTCGATCGCCTTCAGCCCATTGTCGATCGTCGGCGTCAGCGTCTTGTCCTGAATACCCGCATATACCTTGTTGACAATCTCTTCGAGCACCGTTGCAGCGGCGACATATTTTTGAACAACGTCGCCTTCGGCCTCTTTTGCGGCAATTTTTTTCTCCGCATCGATGCGCTGTTCCTGTAATTTTGCTTCTATCTCATCATCGGTTATTTTCGTGTGCCGCTGTTTATGACGGGTCAGATTATGCTTGTTGATGTCAAGACCGCGCTTTCGCGCCCAATCAACTATTTTTCCGTAGTTTTCATTCGCGTGGAGCATCTTGTCGATATCGGGCCGGTGTATCGACTTGCATATCTTGCATTTTGGCTGATCGCGGAAAGGCATGGGTTCCCTATTGTTGCTTAAAGCAACCTGAAGTTGCGTTCATTATGTCCCGACTATCTCGTTTGCCTTGTCAATTATTTCTTTCGGCGTCTGCACAACGGTCACCGCCCGTAACCATCGTACTTCGTCATGAATGCCTTTCAGGTCTACAGAAAGGTACCCTATCAGTTCGTGCACTCTCCTGCACTGTATTTCATGCTCTTCTTTTTTGACAAATTCAACCTTCGCCTTTTTTCCGCCGGCGATCATATCGACAAGTTTGGGTGTAAAGAGGTGTCCAATATACCCAAGCGCAGCCGAACCGGCCGCGACGCATACGGTCACTTCTGCAATTCCCATCTGCATCATACAATAGTCGGCACCATTGCATAGGACAGATGCATCACCCAGGCAGCCGCAACGGTCACCGTCAAATAAATACTTTTTCCCGCAGGGAGAAAAATCCCTCTTGCCGAGCTGAACCCTCCGGCTATGATCGCCCCGGCGTCGATGTAGACCCCGGCAAAAACCGCGTTTCCATCCTGGTCTTCAAACGTCGCGGCGCCGGTCGCAGCGCCGGCCAGCCGGCAGTCGTATATGATGATTCTCGATCCTGCCGGACAAAACAGGATTCTTTCGCCGGTGACCGCCCCTGCTCCTTCCCGTACAATAACTTCGCCCGGAGTTATTCCCCCGTTTCTCACGTCCATCTGTATCATGTTAAGCAGCTGCAGCAATCCGACGTCCCTTGTCCCGTCGGCGGCAACCCGATCGCCTATGTTTCTGGCTATTACCGTCGTGTCAAGTTGCGAAACCGATTCACACCCCTTCCCTGCATTGTCGTAATCCATCAATCACCCCCATTTAATAAATCAAGCATCATTTTTTCACAATTTTCAAAGGAATAATATTCCGCTTCTGCCATGGCCGTTTTTGTCACCGCAGTCCAGTACTCCGGATTTTTTATCAATTCCTTCAATCTCCGCGCGGCGCCGGCTATGTCATTTGTCCCGGTTGCAAGCTGCGGAAAACATCGCCGCTGTGATGAAACCAGATCCGACCCGATCACGGGTACGCCCATTGCCGCGCACTCGATCGTTGTCCGCCCGTATGAATGCATCGTGTAACTTTCAATGATCGCGTAATACTCGGAAAGCAATTTTGCGTATACCGCAAAATCTTTTATCGCCGGCACGAAGTGATCATACAGGTGTCCGTAACTGGTTTCGGTCGCCACGCCGCCAAGCGCAGCCGATCGCCATTTCGGCCGCAGTTCCGCTATCGCTTCATTTATCGCTATCGACGGCAACACAATATTGCCGTCATATCCATGGTGTAAAGCGCCGATCAGCGGTAGACGTTCCGTTGTCCGCAACTTTTTCAGGGCTTCAATATTCACCGGGTGCGGAATGCAGGCAACGTTTCTTGTGAGCGCCATGCTCATTATTTGCGCCATCTGTTCCTCAACGGCAAACAGGTAATCAGCCATATCAAGAATGTGCCACAGCATTTCGGGAAAACGGAGATTCGCCCCCCACAGTTCTATGGCATAGTCTACATTGAACACCAGTTTCACCTTCTCCCGGTCAATCTGCCGCAGCAGCTTCGGTATCAGGTTCATATTGTTCGCCGTTATGTTTACATGCAATAAGTTGTATTTTTCGAATTCTTCCCGGGCCCGCGGGAAGGCCCGGTCGCCATTGAACAGTATCGACCAATTGAACAGCCCCGAAAGCGGTATTTCCTGCTTCGCAAATTCATTTGCAAATCTCGGTTCCCATGCAGCAAACGACAAAAGGCAATATCTCATGTTTTCTTTTGTAAATAACAAAGGCCGCGCCCCCTTTTAAAAAGCAAGGGAACGCGGCCCGTTATGCCTGCGTGCATTACACCGGGGTACGCAGCTCCCCTGCCCATCAAACAACCAATCTTTACTCGACAGCCTCCCGGAATTCAAGCACCACCCGTATTTTGGTCGCAGCGCCAAACGAAGCCGTATACAACCAGAGGTTGTCGGTGTTTGTAAAGCTTGCAATCGTCGGGGTCACTTCCTTGTTGTGCCACCCTGCAGTCGTTCCCATCGTGGAAGAAGCGGCAGTCGATCCGTTTTTCATTACCGACATCGTACATGCCGTTGTTCCCGCCTTAAGGCATGACAAGGTCACCTTTTCAAGGATCTGCCCCCGCTGGAAATTAAACCCTGTTGTCGAATTTCCAAGCAATTTTCCCGTTGTCCCCATCCCGACAACGATCACTTTCCTTTTTATGCAATTGGTCACATCGGCAGCACCGATCGATCCGGCATATGATCTTGGTATTGTTACTCCATCACCCATGGTTCGAATCCTTTTTATGGTTTAAAGTAAGGTAGACCGGCGATCGCCCACCGGTCCACCCTTAGAGGCACTACCTAATTTTTGGTCTTGCACTTATATTAGGTCCAGATCAACTGTTTTATTGCTCCATCAGCAATAATGGTGAATGCAGTCTCTTCGGAAATCACCGCTTTTTCGAATTTCCGTTCGATGATTTTTTCCGCTTCAACCATAAGATTTTGTGAGCTCACCTGTTTCACGGCAAACCTTTTATCCAGACATACAATGACTGTTCCCGTCGGTGTTCCACCGGGCGTTGCACCAACCTTCTGTACAATAGCACCCATCGGCGTAACCGGTTTGCCGGTTTTCTGGAACTCCCAGCCCATGTTCGGGTCAGTGAATTGCGCCATGGTCAATATTGCTTCATACGATACCTGCGGACAGATGAAGGCATTCAGCTGGAAAGGATCGCCAAACCCGGAATATGCATGTACCAGATCTTTATATGTTAATGCTCCCGATGTCCCGTTGAACATGTCCGTGGCCGCCCCGACAGTACCGTCGCCATTTACGCCAAGTAGGTAAATATCATACACCTTGTCTGCGGCAATTTGCGCACCAAGCAACCAGAAAAAAACTCTCAGTTCCGGCCACGCCCGCCCTTTCAACATTGAATACGGGGCTTCGATTGCCCTTCCATAATCGCCGATCATCACATCTTTTTCGCGATGTCGAAGACTGAATACCGGAAATTCCCCGCCCTTGTTTGTCGACGCCCTGACCGCCAGTGATTTTTCTTTCCTGTTTTTTACCGTATCAAGATTCAGATCCGGCAGATAAATAGGATGATCCGTTGCCTGGTTGGTCATCACCTCGGTTGCTATCAAATTCTTGTAATTTGCCGCCGATATGGCCATCCCATGTTCAACTTCCCTCTTGATGAGTTCAGGAGCGAGCATCTCGTTGCCGGTTGCCATCAACTGATCAAGCGTAAAAGCATTCTGCCCCGATAGCCGTATGTCTTTCGCCATCATCAACCGGTCAAATGCATCATGCCCTTCTGCCGGTCGCCCTTCCATATTCAATTCCGTCGGGTCCATTGTTTCAAGATATGCCGTCAGGGTCATATGTCTTTTTTCACATTCGATATAAAGCCCCTTTGGGTCGCTATCGAATTTTTTGAAATCTTCAGCCGTCTTTTTTGCTTTTAGAAGATCCAGCATCTTTCTCTCCGTTCTTCGTTTGTTTTCAATTCACCTGCCCGTGTAATGAGCGACGCCTTACTAAAAAATGACGTTCACCTTGTCGGTGTCCCACACTTCAATCACCGTAGGCTGTCTGAACACATTGAATGCCTTTGCCGTCGTGCCGGCAACCGCTTCAACCTTACCTCCCTTTGTCGCTATCGTTGATACGATTGTCGGCAATGTCGTTGTTCCGTTCAACAGCATACAACCGCCCGTCTGGACGACAACCCTTTTCGGCTTGCCTTTGCTGGTCAGTTCGTTTCCAACGGCAAGAGCCTTTCCAAAGCATGCCTTTATCGTTGTCGCAATGCCGACAATCTTGTTTCCAAGCAGCGCAACCGCATCCCTTCCGGCGTCAAGATCGGCCTGCGTTATCGGTCTCCCCGCCGTTACCGTCGTTGTGAGGTTTTCAAAAGTCATTTCAACTTTTCCAACCCCTGCATTGTCAATTACATTCGCACCCATCAATGTCCCCCAGATGTGTAATTTTTAATGTCGACATTCGCCTTCTCCCCGCCGATGTTTTTCTTCCGCCCGGGGCCCGTCCACTTTTCGCGGAATTCCTTTTCAATCGAATTCCCTGTTTCAACGAGTTTCTGGATATCGTTGGTTTCGAGACTCTTCAGTATGTCCCTCTTCGCCGGAGTATCTTCTTCGTAAAGAAGCTCGATCTTTCCCGTAATCGTTGCGCGTAACTGGGTCTCAAGGGTCTTGTATCCGGCAATCTCCTGTTCGAGCGCAACAACCTTTTCGCCGCTTTTTTTCAGTTCTGCCAGTTCCGAGCTTTGTGTTTCAAGCCCTTCCAGCACTTCAGTAAGCGTAGCCGTGGCCGCATCCACATCGACACTTTCAGGAGAGTCCTTCAACTCTGCAATGAGACTTTCAATAATCTTCTTAAAATCCATCACAACACCCCTTTTTCAGATAAAACCAATTCATAATTAATGTACATTCTTTTTTCAATTGTTTCAACTCTTTTTTTCTAACTCAAAACGCGCCCGCATTTTATAAATGTAAGGCAATTTGCCGTTCGGGCAATAGCAAGCCTCCACATGGTTGTTTTGGCTCCCCCATGCAAGCATGGTACCCCCAAAAAACAATGTTCCGGGCGCTTCGCGCCTATTGCTCCGCATGCGGTCAAATTACCCTGAATCTGTCTAATAAGCAGGCGCTGGCAGGGCTGGCCGGTTTAAAAAATAAATCAGGGGGGCGTGCATGGTCGTAGGGTTGTCGGGGTCGCGGTATCATCAGTTTTCAAAAATTTATCCCGTCGTCCACAAAATCATACAGGCGGGGTCGCCGGCAATGCATTGGGCGGTTGGTTGCTGTCCCACCGGGCTCGACCAGGCGGCAAGGGCAGCGGTAAAAAATATTACTTGTCAATCTACTGTTTTCATGGCGTCTTCCCGGTCTCCTGCGGCGCTCCGTGCCCGCACCTGTTCAATCGTTCAAACGTGCGATATTTTAATCTCGTTTCCCTTGTCGTCAAATATCATCAGGTCAGGGTCATGGCTGGCGGCAAGCCGTGCTGCAGCTGCGGGTAAAACCGTATACGTCTACCTTCCAGGCGCAACAAAAACCACACTCCCGGTCTACGGGGCGATCATCGGGTGGCGGTCGGTTCAATTGCCGTTTTTTCCAAATGCCGGCGTTTTCTGGTCTCCCGTGGTTTCAGCTTTACAAATGCAAATATTTCAAGAAGCGGTTCCTCATGTTTTTTTTTAAAAATAATTCACTTTTTTCTTGCAACTTTAAGTTGCTTAAAGTATCTTTAAGTATCAAAGTTCATCAACCAACAATCCCGCCGACGCGGGGAGGAGAGAAAAATGTACAGGTGGAATTCAAAACTCGGAAATTACAATCAGGTAGTATTTTGCGGCGAAAAGATCAAATTCGATTTGGAAACCGACGAAGTTATTTCAGAAATTGACGAACCGGCCTGTGGTTGCGACCGCACCAGGGAATCCCTGAGAAAAACATCTAAGGGAATTTATTACCTGCACACAGATAACGACCGCGAAGATGAATGCATCAACTCATGTGGCGGAGACGTGAAAATATGGGCATCAAATCATAACATCGATCTCAACATTTAACGCTTTAAACCAAAAATCACGCGACGCGGGGGAGGAGAGAAAAATGTATTTGCAAACAAGATGTCAGAGATGTGTGTTAGACGGAAAATGCGACTCGCAACGCGATCCCCAAACGAGCTATTGCGTTTCTGTTAACGAGCACAAAGCAATGGTTTTTTCAAATATGTGTGAAAATTGTAATGTTTCTGAGTCCGACATAAAAACTGCTATGACTGGTAGCTATCTGACGATGACTGATGATGAAATCTGTAATTTTATTAAAAAATACTCGGAGGAGCACAATCAATAGCGTCCTGCGCGGTGGAGGAGAGAATCATGAACAGGTATATGATAAAATGGAAAGGGATGATTGCTGTTTCCAAAGGGAAAACAGCAATAGAAGCCTTCGAAAACTATAATAGTCGTCCGCTTTTCGGGGTTCACGGAACCCGCTTTTGTAACGCATATGTAGTAAGGTACGATGCAAAAACCAGAGGCGTAGAGTGGGTGAAATATAAATACCAGGGAAAAGATAATTTACAAATGTTTGTAATGGTTGAAAAGATACGAACCAAAACACCCGCGCAGCGGAAGAGGAGAATAAAATGAGTACAGTAACAAGCAATTTTCGCGTTGATCAGTATGATAATGTATACGATGCAGACGGAGTTTTTTATTGCAAGTGGGATTCGTTGACAAAAGACCAAAAAAAGGAAGTCAGAAAAAATCCGTTTTCGGCAAAATAAACCAACAACCCGCCGGCAGGGTGGGATTTATAATTACTTTACAAATAATAACAACAATCCGCCGACGCGGGAGAAAGGAAAAAACATGGTAGACTGGTCAAAGGCAGAAAAAAAGGATTTCCCGATAATCAACAAGATCGCAGTCCGCGCAGCGAAAATCCTGGGCGGAGACATGTTTGACTGGGCAATGTCCGTTTCTGCCGGGCACATCGCCTGCCCGGTCGATCTGGAAGGGTTATACGCAGCGCGCGAATTCGATTTTGTTCATGACGTCGCCGGAATCAATAAAAATCTAAATCATCTCACCGGCAATCTTGATAATTCTTTTATCCCCCGCTACGCAATAAAAAACAGGAAAGGAGGACGTCTTGGGAAACAATATCACTATCAATGTTTGTCAAACCGGTAAAACGATTGTGTCGCTTGAGTTCAATGGCATTAAAATCGACGTCGGCACAGAACTATATAACCGTGGCGATACCTGCAATCAGGAACATTTTGGCATAGTGTCGGAAATAACATTTTTTCCGTCATTCGGGTATTATATCACCGTTACCAACAAACGCACCGGGAAAGATTACGACATCACCCCCAGCATGGTATCAAAAGAGTACCTGGGAAATGGATTAACCCGCATCGTCACGAAAGAAGCGTATTTCAAATGGCGTCACGAAAAACTCAAACGATGGCAGAATGCAAATATCTCACCAGAAAGGTTTTAAAATGCAACGTTGGAAAATGCAGCAAACGAATTTTGATGAAGGGAAAAAAAGAACCAGCGTAACATTCTCGCTCGCAGAGTGGGAACAGGTTGTCGGCGCAGCCGGTACAATCCCGGTTGCTACGTATATCAGATCAGTCACCCTCGCAGCGATCCACAACGAGAATAATCAATCGCGATCGCTCAACGATATCCTTCCGGGTCAAACAAATCTTTTTTCAAAAAAGTCCATGAATTCAACCGTCAAAAAATATGGTGGTAATTCCCACCTCACTCCAAATAACCATCAACCCAAAAGCGGGGAAAATAATGTGTAAAATTAGAACAAAGTGTAAAAAACACGGAATTCTCCCGTGGTTAAAAAATGCGTGGATGTGTTCTCACTGCCGACGGTTATTTTCTTTGGCGGAAATCAGCCTTTATTCCCACGGCGAAGAATGCCCTGGATGCGGTAAAGTGTTAATGCCGATCCCCTGGGCAATCAGCCGTCCATTTACCCTGATGCCCGGATGCGAAAAATGCCTTGAGGAATCATTGGCGGAAAAAAAGAAACCTGATTTCCCTACATCAGCCGCCACTTTTTTTTCAAAACTCCCCTTCGTTTCCGGGGAAGCACTCGCGCTTTCAATCAAAGGATGCAGATCAAAAAACTAGAAAGGTTTACAAAATGGAAAAAATCAATGACGACCATAAAAAGTTGAAAATTCATTTCAAAACTATGGCAGCAATCATTATCCGGGCAACTTTGGCACTGGTGTTTTTTTTCGCCTTTTCTGTTCGCGGAGAGCTCTATCATGCGGCAGACAGCATCACTATCACTGGTGATTCTATCCGGATTCTGCAAGACAAGATTCTAGTTCAGGAAAACACACTTCGAACCTATGGTAAAATGGTTCGCAGAATTCAGCATGTCAACGACAGTCTCGAAATGATAGTGAGAAAAAACCATTAAAAAAGGGGCGCGATCCGCCCCTGCTTTCTTACTGACCTGGCTTACTTCATACGTTCTACCACCTCCTCCCCGCCTTTACGCTTTATCCTTTGTAAACAAACCGGCAATCTATGCGTTAAAATTGACTATTTCACAAATGTCATCAACAGTATTCCCGGCCATGAAAGGGGTCACCGGAAGCGATAGTATCCGTTCGCAATATTCGTCGGCAACAGGAAACAGTTCATTAGTCAAAAAAGCCTTCTGGTAATTTATCGGCAACGGATAATGTACCGTCGCAAAAAGTTCCCTATCCGCCAGGCTCCTTATTACCCCTGCTCTTGTTTCGTCATCTTTTAATAGTACGGTAAAATTTGCATGCGCCGCCGATCTGCATCCATACTCATTATCATTTACAAAAATCATCTTTTTATGGGAAAGATTTTCCCTGTATCTTTCCGCAATTTTTTTACGACCCGTCAGCAGCTCGCCAATACTCTCCAGTTTCAATCGTAATATCCCTGCCTGGATCTCGTCGAGCCGCGAATTCATGCCGATTACATCATGTTCATATCGTTCGCCCTGTCCATGATTTCGAATCATTTTCAAATAATTTTTTATTGCGGCGTCTTTTGTCACTACCGCACCGCCATCACCCCAGCAGCCAAGTATTTTTGTCGGGTAAAAACTGAGAACCGAAACATCGCCGAGCGTTCCCGCTTTTCTTCCGCCATAGGTCGCACCAAATGACTGCGCTGCATCCTCGATCAGAATCAATTTATATTTTTCAGCAATGTCGCTCAGTATGGTATAGTCAGCGGGAACCCCAAAAAGGTTTGTGGCAATTATCGCCCTGGTATTTTTCGTTATTTTTTCCTCTATCAAATCCGGATTGATATTACAATCATCCCGTTTTATGTCGACAAATACAGGCGTTCCCCCGCATTCTGCGGTCATCTCCGCCGCAGCTATAAAGTTAAAAACGCTCTGGATAACCTCATCACCCGGGCGCAAATTCATTGCCCTGAAAACCAACCGCAGCGCATCCGTGCCGCTGGCACAGGTTACCACATTACATCCCCCCGGAGGCAGAATTTCTCCGTAATCCATCAGGTATGCTTCGAGTTCATTTTCAAAAAGATGATTTTCATTTCCAAGGATAAACTTCCCTCCCTCTTGTATTTCCCGTATTTTTTTTTCTATTTCCTTGTAGAAATGTCTGTTTTCTCCTTCAAGCATATTCATGATAGATCAACTCCATGTTGAGGAATTCTTTAAAAATATTTTACAATCGTTTTCTTTTTGACTACGATCTTATCGTATAATCGACCATCAGATCCTTTTACACGTTCATTTTTCCGCCTGAAAAATCCTTTTCTGAAAGGCAACTTCTCCCCTTCTACGTCAACCCAATACATCAATCTTGCCGGATTCCCCGCCACACAGGCAAAATCATTAACATCTTTTGTTACCACGGCGCCGGCGCCAACCATGGCATAGGCCCCAATCGTCACCCCACATACTATTGTAGCATTCCCCCCGATGCTGGCCCCTTTTTTTACCAGTGTTTTCAGAAATTCCGCTTTTTTCACCTTCATCGATCGCGGCGCTTTTACATTTGTAAAGCATACGTCCGGGCCGACAAAAACATCGTCCTCTATTTCGACGCCGGTATACACCGAAACATTATTCTGAATTTTTACATTATTACCGATTTTAACGCCCAGGTGAATGACACAATTCTGTCCGATTTTTGTCATTCTTCCAATTTCGGCGCCAACCATTACATTACAAAATGGCCGTATTTTCACTGTCGGGTGAATATGGCTACTTTCGCTTATTATCGCCGTAAAAAAATGATCCTCACCATTCATTTATATACCCCGCTGCTCCAATTATTGCAAAATTCAAATCTCTTCCCTCTTTCTGCATCGCGCCTTACCTTCATAAACATGACGATTCTTTTTTATACAGTACCTTTGTATCTGGAGATACCATCGACATCCGAGACATGATTTTTTTCCATTATCTTCATATAAATATCTCAAAAGCAGATAAAAAGATACCCAGCAAGCAACAGCCTTCACAAGGTCGAACAAAAGACCCATTTCAATTGACCAGCCGAACTCGTATGGCCTCAAGATCCATCAAAACCCTCCGATCAATTTTATCAAGAGCGTGTAGAGATATTTCCCTTATCATCATTGCGATGGTATAAACCTGAGGGGAATGCTGAATTGTACACAAGGGCACCGATGAAAAATATGTTATCACCCCGGGGAGCAATATGTTCTGACCGATATCACATCCGTCTAAAATTACCGCGTCTTTTCTTCTCAATTTGTCACTACAAACCGGATCGCCAGGCGTCGAATAGTTATATCCCCTGATTTTTTTTGCTTCCGACAACACTTTTATCCGGTCATAAAAAATTTGATTTCCTGCAGGTGGAGACGCATAGAGGTAAAACACCAGTTCGTCTGCATACCCTATGTTTTCTGCAACAAGTTTTACGAGATTTTGCGCAATGCCAGCTCCCTGCGAATGTCCAACGATATAGATATTTCCGACGCCATATAACGACCTTTTTATATTGTCGAAAACCTCATTTGCCACATTCTGAAAACCATCAAATTGCCCGTCGTTCCCTTTTTTCAGATTCAAATTCGAAAGCCATGCTTCAGCCTTTCCAAGAAGATTATCTCCATCGGTACCCCTGATGAAAATCCATATATCGTCATTAATCATTACAAATCCGTAAAACTGACTGCCGTTTTCTTTTTTCCACATCCGGTAGCGCGACGTCTTGAAAAATAATTCAATTATCCCCGGGAAATTTTCCTCATCATAACAAAGCGAGGCGAGCGCCCAGGCAGTTATGTCTTCCCTCATTTTGGCCTCTTTCGATTACGTTTTCCAATGTTATATGACGTCGCCATAAAAAGCGGAATCTCGATTACCAACATCGTCAGACCAATCCACCAGGGCGCCTTTTTATTCATAAGTCCACCAATAAAGAAAAGAATGGTAAAATAACAATACCACAATTTTCCTGAATGTGCCTTCATCCCATATCCGAGATCTTTGAAAAATTCTATCATTGTTTTCTTTCGGTATAAACCGTGTTCAGCGCCGCCCCTCTAACGCTACTTAAATTCGAGATCTTCGAGGGCGAAACGAATACGCTCTTTCTCTCGATCTGCATTCGAAAGACCGGAATCGCTAATCTGATGATCGCCATTGATCCACCGAGATGTCACGTGATGGCCTCTCTGCTCAAGGTCGGACCGTACACTCTGCATTTCTTGATACCTGCTATATCTCGACGCTAAATATACCTTCATGAGACACCCCTTCTTCGGCGCTGTTTACAATATTAATCCTTTTGACGCGCTCATGGTCGAACGCACCATTTTGGAAATTGAGAAAGCACCTTTCGCACAAACCCACCCTTTCACCACGATACTCTACGTAATGAACCGGAGTATCGGGACAATGCTGACCTTTATTATCATGCACAGCACATTGAGCTACCCACTTGCCTAAGTACATTGTTTCGTATTCCGAGCGCGTCAAACTACTATTCATAAAATCGCTTTTATTTCGCACAACGGATTAGCAAGGCGGAAGTTTGCCCGACGTTCGACAAACATGAATGTAAAATATTTCGTCAGGAAGCTTCTCATCATAAATAGGTATCATTGATAGATGAGGGCAAATTTCCGAAGTAGACGTACTGCCGTTGTTTGTTCTCTGTTGAGCAAGTATAAATGACTTTAGAGTTTGCCATGCCATCCATTTTATCTTGTCGTAGGCTTCCCCCTTCGGAAAAAGTATTTTTTCTGCATCTAAAAGTTCATTCATTGTATTAATTCCCATAAATTTATAAGCAAAATTGCAACCAACGTCACGACGCACAGCCGAAGTACCCCTACGCAAAGGTACGATATATGTTAGGATCTTCACCGCCACGTACATCACGAACAGCTTGCAGTATCGCAGGCATTTTGGCTTGCGGATGTTGTTGGTTGTCGGCCTGCTGCTCCCTAGTGACAGAGCGCAATTTTTTACTTAGTGACTTAGCAGCACTTAGGCACGCCTCCATCTCGGTATGGTGCCTAAGCCTCATATATTTATCAGCCTTGCGGAAATCGCCAGAAAGCATCTTTTTGTGGCGTGCCGCCCGTCGTTCTAAATTTGAAATCGCGTATTCGAGACCAGCCTTCATAATTGCACTCCTATAAAATGACCCGAAGGCCGATTAACACCAATGGTTCGCGGTACTCCCGATGCGCGGTTCCTCCGCGTTTTGAGCTACCGCTGTTGTACGAAGTTCGGGTGGCTTTCAATAGCCTTTTGCCGCCCTTCGTCCGTTACTTGATAGATATAATTTTCGTTAACCTCATCGAACACATCACGCCGCTTTTCCATAAGCCCCTTAGATACCAGAGACTCAAGATGCTTGATATCGCTATGCCCTGGGCCAGCAACAAAGTGATTGCGAAATATCGAATCTCCGTAATCAAGGCCAAGTGAGTGTTTGATGATACTCATTTCTCGCGGTGTGATTTCCACAAAAGCTCCTTTATGGTGGGGCGGCATACGATTCAAAAAACCACCCTAATTTGTACAACTACCCGTAAGATGCACTCACCCAAATACTTTCCAAACAAGCTGCTTTAAGCAACTTGCAACAACTTCAACCTCTTTATTATCTTTTATCCTTCCCTCAAGCACAATCTGTATATTCGACCATGGGCAAAGCCTTCCACTTTCCCTGATACATTCATCTTTTATTACTTTACAGTAATATTTGGCCCAATACGCTCTGAATAATAACAACGCCCCATAATCCATCAATCCAGCTATAAAATTTTTCAATAAATCGCAGATGTAGCCCCGGGCAAGCTGCAGCCTTCCCGTAGCATCACTGCATTCCGTTGGGCTATGTATGCGCCCATGGTTTAAATCATATACAGTTCTCATCATTTCAACATCACCATCAAATTGATAACCCCCCCTGCGATCCAGTAGACCCCTTTTTTCCAGTCGCCCCCTGCAAAATCAACTATCCCCGCGCATAGAAACAGTAAAATTATAATAGAGGGAAATAATTTATCAGATATAGCCAAAATATTACCGTTTCAACAAAATATCGATTTCTTTTGAACATTCGGCGCAGATCGTCATTTCGTTCTCACCTGTTTTTTCAGCAAGATCACGATCCTGTCCCATCACCTGTGCCATTTGCACACCAATCATTTTTTCAAGCCCGGTTTGCGCTTTTACCTGAACAGGGTCAACATGGTACCGTTCAATCCGTATCCGGTAAAAATACAGAGCTCCGCAGTGGCCGAATTTTCTTCCACAGAGACCGCAGGTTGCTACGTTTCTCAGTTCCGCTTCTTTCATAATCGCTGCACAATCGTTACAATTATCGTTATCACAACAGCAACAATCACCCGCCCTAATACCTTTTTAACATACCAATTCATATTACTCCTCTTCAGCGTACCCGTCGGCAGTCCTCAAAATCGCATATTCAACCGCAGATTTATAACTCATTGGCGGGGAGTCCGGATTTTTGCTTTTTCTCTTTTCATTGTCGATAATTTTTTTTAATGCTCTCATTATATAACTACCCTCAATGACGACCGTTGTCCGATCCTTGTTTCTATATCCCCGCTTTGTAACCATAATATAAATTTAATATAGATTCAATCTATATTCAATATAAATCAGATTTAATTCATGAAAAAAATACCGCCACTACAACAATCAGAAGATCCCTGCACATGCGGCAACTGGTTTCACCGTGCCGGTACCTGTTCCAACCCTGATTGTAAAAAACAACGTTCCATCAATAATTCATTCTACGAAGAACCAAAAGGTCAATGGCGCCGGAAACCGAAAGGCGTCGGCTGGGACAAAAAAAGCCATAAGGTCATCTACAGGCCATAAAAAAAAGGGCCAACTCTTTTTTCATCCGATTAACTGTCTGATTCATCCCGCCGAAAATAGACACTGCCGTTTTTTTACAAATTTCCACACTTTTTACCACATTCTTTTTTTAAAAAAAAAGTTATCAACACTTTTTTCTGAAAAAGGGCCAACAAAAGGGCCAATTAAAGGGCCAACAAAAGGGCCAGTAAATATTTATTTATTGTCTCTTGTAACTCATTTTATTTACTACACTTATACAATTCACCTCAAGAAACTTGTTTAAAAAAAGGGCCAACTGAAGGGCCAATAGAAGGGCTAATAAAAAGACCGGTACTTCATTTCACCCAAGTATTATTTTTTGCAAACATCATTTAATCGCTTGATTTTACTACATTTATATAAATCTCTTAAAGTAATTTATTATGTAGTTTCATTGTTTTTCCACAGGGCCAGCCGACGCCTGATTTTATATTTTTATATCTCATTGATTTTTAACAAATTAAGTCATTCACTTAAAGTAAAATCTTCAAAAAAGGGCCAACTCAAGGGCCAGCAGATTTCCTCGGTAAGTCATTGATATGAGTAAGGAATGTCTTTTTTTTTCGTTAAAAAAGGGCCAACCCATTTTTTTTGTGGGGCCAATAGTTTTTCTTTTTTATTTCGCTGTAACTCTTTTTTATTGTTGCACTTATGAAGTTCGCTTGAAGTAGTTTGTTCGAAAAAAGGGCCAACTGAATCGCCTTTTTTATCTGGTACTACCTAGTAACCTAGTAACTAGAGTATTATATCTAGGGTTTCTAGACTAGGAGTACTTAAGTCACTACTGTTTAAAATAAAACAAAATAAAAAAAAGAATAGTGCAAAACCGCTCTTTTATCGCGTGTAAATTTTGTATGATTTTAAAAAAAACATTGCATTTTTATCGCAGAATGGTTAAATTGGTGTATGAACGACGAATTCAGGATTTTTTCAACATCATCGGAATCATCGAAATTTTCAGGGTCTCCGGGAACTGTGTTGTCTCGCCGCACAGGGGTTTGCGCGTCCTTCGTCGTTCGGCGCAGACTCTCCCGACCCCTCTTTTAAGGCGACCATGCAACTGCCGAGCGACAACAACATCCGGATCAAACTGCTGAGACAATCGAATGTAGTCCAGGTATTTTTGTTTTTGTATATGTCCGCCGAAAATAACGATTCAATCACCACATCACGGGCCATTATCTCCCGAAATACCGGACTATCCGACAAACAGGTCAGGCTCGCCCTGTTCAAACTGACAATGTTCGGGATGATTTCCATCATCAGCAGCAATCGCGGCAGCCACATCACCTTTAGCAGCCTGTCAGACACAACCAAAACATCATCTCTAAAACCACCAAAACATTCCCCGCATAAACATTTACTCGAAACATTCGAGAAATTCCGCCAACGCTATCCTGGCCGCCGCCGTAGCTGCATGACCGAGTTCAACGCAATGCGCAAACATCACCACGATTTTACAGACATTATCCCACAATTATCAGGGATAATCGAAAACCAGATTTCCTGGAGACGAGAGCGTATTGCTGCAGGCGTATTCGTCCCGGAATGGCAACATCTCAAAACATGGATTCACCAACGCAGCTGGGAACTGGAACGACAACCATTAGAAAAACACAATCTTCAGGAGACATCAACCAACCCGGCTCACCAGCCGATCAAACGTTATAAACGGGAGTAATCACAGGAGCATCACATGAACGACGAACGCATTTTACCACATTCACCATTATCCGAAAACCGCCTGCTGTCAGGCGCTATCGGCTCAGATCGTGTTTTTTTCAATGCAATTTCAAAACTCAAACCCGAGCATTTCTATCTTGATCTGAACCATCGAATCTTCGACGTGATGATCAAAGAGAAAACACATGAGATTGTCACTATTGCCACCCGTATTTCAGACTTTGATTTTTCACTCTGCGAAGCCGATTGTTCATATACCGGAGATCCGGAGATAGAACAGATCATCGAATGTTTTTTACGAAGAACATTTCTGTCCTGCATCCTCAAGACAGAATCGGCGCTCTACCACGATTTCGAACGCAAAGCCTTCGACATCACCGGTAAATTAATCTCGGACGTCATTGCACAATCAGACACTCAAAACGACCGGCCCAAGTCTTTCTCCGAACTATTACCCGCACAGCTCGACCACATCAGGAGCGTCGAAGACGGCGGAGAACCATCATTCATAAAAACGGGATTCATCGATATTGACGAAACCGTTTCAATCCAGCAGGATAGTTACATCATTGTCGGCGGATCTCCCTCAATGGGGAAATCAACATTTTCCGGAACAATTGCCCGAAACGTATCGAAATCAACCGCAGGCAATATTGTTATTTTCTCGATGGAATCCTCTTCCCAAAATGAAATCTCCCGCGCCCTCTTTACCGAATCACATCTGAGCCTCAACCAGTTCAATCTTGGATTTCTGCCGAAACAGGACTTCCATCACCTCTACGAAAATGCCGAACACTTATCAAAACTCAGGATCTTCATTGATGATTCACGACCGATTACCCCGGCAAGAGCATATGCAAAATGCCAGCGAATCATTCACGAATTCGGTCCTCTCAAACTCGTAATCTTTGATTTCATACAGCTCATGGAGGCTGATTACAAGATCGACGATCCCCGCGAACGCATCAACCAATGTTCCCTCAGCCTCAAGCGTCTTATACCCCGCATCGGCTGCCCTATAATTGCCAATTCACAATTGTCACGTTACGCCGGCATGACCAAGAAACCGCCTGAGCGTCATCACCTCCGCGAAAGCGGCAGCCTCGAGCAGGATGCAGACACGATCCTCCTGCTCTATCGCCCTGATTACTTCGACACCGATGCAGAGCAAAAAAATACGCTCGACGTCTATATCGCGAAACAACGTAACGGCGCGATCGGATCAGCGCACCTGTCATTCATTGCCGAACAGATGCGTATTGAAAACCTCGCCCAGCATGAAGCGCAAACATCATTCATACCTCATTTTTCCAGTGATCTTTAACGAAGGGATAACCATGGGCTCACAACAGCCGGACAGCTATTATGACCGTGTTTACAACGTATCATTTTTATACCAGAATAAATATCAGCATTCACCCTATTGGCCAATGTGGGCTTTATTCGGCAGGATTATTGCATCATTAACGCCCCCGGTCGATATCATCGATCTTGGTTGCGGCCCCGGCCAATTTGCCCAGTTCCTCAGTACCAGTTTCAGCAACATACACTACACCGGATTTGATTTCAGCCAGTCCGCCATCGACATCGCGAAAGGCCGCAATCTTCCCGATGAGTATTATTTTATCAAAGAGGATTTTTTTTCAATCAACATCAATTCAATTCTTGGAAAACACCAAACCATCATCACCGCCTTCGAGGTACTCGAACACCTGGACAACGACATTGCACTCCTGAACAGCATTCCTCCGGCAACAGTCACCCTCTTTTCCGTACCATCATTCGACGACCAGGCGCATGTCCGCCATTTCAAAAGTTCAACCGAAGTCTTTACAAGATATAAAAACCTTTTTGATACGCTCGAAGTCTCGCCATTTTTATCATGGTTTACGGCGTATGGAGTTCGCAGCAAATACACAGTATTTGATTCATCGGACACCCCTGATCCTGTCACGGACAACGAAAAGAATCAACCGTTTTGCTTTCGGTGCAGCCACTCAAAACCATGTGGTTTTGTTCGACGCGGACCATCATGCCGCAAATGGTGGGATTATCACCTGCCACCCGCGACCAAAACCAAAGGAAATAACAATGCTTCAGGATGACAAACTGCCAAAGAAAATTTTAATACTCCCGCCAAATTATCATGAAACCGGAATCCGGGCAGGAGTGCAGCGGGTATATTCCCGCTCCGATGGAATGCACATCATCCACGGCCTCGAAAACCATGATGGTAATTGGTGGCACCATCTCTCATGCTCCTTCGAAAACAAGCTACCAGCATGGGAAGACCTCAAAGAAATAAAAAACATCTTCATCGGAAGAGAATCAAAGGCAATCCAGATCCTCCCATCCGATAAAGAATTTTATAATTGTCATCCCTTCTGCCTGCACCTCTTTTCATCATCCAACGACCGGTTGCCAAACTTCCTTCGCGGAAATGAATTATAACAGCTATCTCCATCACCTATAAAACCTCACACAAATACACAGGAATGGTCATCCGCAGAGGATCGCCCATACCCCTTACATCCACACGCCCTTGAAATTACAAGCCCGTAAACAAGCCGGCACCGCCCTCAAACCACGCCTTGCCATAGACCAGGGGCGGCACCACTACTCACAAGCCACTAAAAAGAACACAGAAGGATCACCAGCAGAGGATCTCTATTACCCCAAACATCTACACGCCCTTGAAATTACAAGCCCGTAAACAAGCCGATACCGCCCTCAAACCACGCCTTGCCAATGACCGCGGGCTACACCCCGAAACAAATAACCGTACCGCCACCGGTTCCGCCCTCCGGTCATGCATGAATGCCAATGACCGGGGGCTACACCCCGAAACAAAAATAACCGTACTGAATAATCCCGCGCATGAAGAAACGTCAACCCAGGCGGTGAAGCACCGCAGGCCATAAAAACAAGTGCGCGGGAAAGATGAAGATCATGCTGCCCTTGGTCAGGGCTGGCGCCCAATGACCAGGGGCAGCCGGGAGACCATTGGCCACATTCTCACTACGTTTCGAATACGCCAATGAACACATCGCCGCAAGCAGCTCACTCCGTTCACGGCGCCGGCGCAAACAAGCCTGCCCGAAAGAAGATGAGCCACAAAAAGAGAAGCAGCTGAATCCCCTTTCCCCCCTTGAGAACCCCCCACAAACCCCTCCTTGTCGCAATATCGAGTTCCGCGCTTTATTGTATGCCGCTTCGCGGCCGGCGCGGGTTCAAGGGGGGATCAAAGGGGAGATGCGTACCTGCGTCGGCTACTCCTGCATACGCTGGCCGTCCGGGCTCAGCGCATACAGGCCGCCGCAGGGATTCTTTTTGTGGCTCAAAAGAGAAGACGGGCAGGCATACGCCGTAGAACCCAACACTTCAGCCGGACTCAGCAGCCGCGCAGCGGCAGCAGAACCGGCTTCCGTTTTCGGCGGAAGATCAGTACTCCCAATACAATAAACGACCATCATTAAAGCAATGCTTTATCACCCCTACCGGGGTCTGCACCTTCTGGTTCAGCGGCTTCCACAAGATCCAGATCGTTCCCTTGCTCCCCGATTCATCGCCTTTTATCAGCAAGGCATTTTTGTCATCTCCGGAAACCTCGATCTTCCGGAACACGTAGCGTCCCTTCCACGCCTTTCCATGAAGCACCACCTCGAGAAAGTCCCCCGTCCGCTTTATGAAATCATAGGTTCCCTTGTCAAGCGTCTTCATCGTGGCCGTCAGGTTTTTCGTCGGATTGCCCGGGTCGCCGGGCTTGATCGTTCCCTCAAAATCCATCCATTTCACATCGTGATAATCTTTTTCCTCGCAGCGCACCTTTTTCGGCCCGGCAATTTTCGAAGGCTCGTTAAAGCAGGTAAAGCCCCACATCTTTTTTCCGTCCTTCGACCCGAATCTCAAATCGTAATGAACGGCCTTCCCCCACGAATGCCGCTGCAGGACAAACCGCTTCGCATAGGCTCCGGCAGCCGCGTGCTTTCCGCTCCCCGGAAAGAACACGTTCAACCCCTCGGCGCCGGCACTATTCGTTGTAAAGTCAAGATACGGAGCGAAGTCTTCTCCCATCGCTTCGACAACCTCCTGTTTCTCATCCTCGCTCAACGATTCCGTTGTCAACAGGTCAACGTCATGATCCGACCGTCCGTTGGCAACCATTCCGCCAACAAGATACAGATTGAAGCTGAATGAAGCGGAATTCAAAACGGTAATCACATCCTGCAGAACATACGCCGAAAGGCCGCTTCCGGATACCTTGCGTTCCGCTATCCGTTTCAGCACGCTTGCCGGATCGGGAGTCTTTTTATCGCTTCTCTTATAGAGCACTTTAGGCGCGTAC